TTTGGCTACTCCTGTCTTGGCTGGTCTGGGAACTCCTACTAAACAATTCAGTAGTTGCGTTCTTATTCGCAGCGATGACGACCTTGATAGTATATTTGCATCCGGAGAAATGATGGCCAAGTATGCCAGCAAACGTGCAGGCATTGGTTTAGAGATTGGACGTTTACGTCCATTAGGTGCTCCCATTCGTGGTGGCGAAATCATGCACACTGGCATGATTCCATTCTTGAAGAAATGGTTTGGTGATCTACGTAGTTGCAGTCAAGGAGGTATTCGTAATGCAAGTGCCACTGTTTTTTATCCCATCTGGCATCATCAATTCGATGATCTTATTGTGCTCAAGAACAATCAAGGAACCGANGAAACCCGTGTACGACATATGGACTANGGGGTGGTGCTTTCTGCTTTTTTCTGGCGTAGATTTAGAAACAAACAAGATATCACGTTCTTTGACCCTAACGAAGTACCGGATCTATATAACGCCTTCTACCGAGATACCGCGCTTTTTGAGGAGCTGTATGTCAAGTATGAAAAGCAAGCGGGTCTACGTAAAAAGTCTATGCCTGCCGAGGAAGTTTTTAAGAGTGGCATTCTAAAAGAGCGAACTGATACTGGACGAATTTATCTAGTGTTCATTGACAATGTGATGAATCAGGGACCATTCGATCCCGAGTATCACACCATTTATCAAAGTAATCTCTGCTGTGAAATTCTATTACCTACTAAATCGTTTAAACGACTGGATGACGAATCCGGACGGATCGCACTTTGCACGTTGGGTTCGCTCAACTGGGGTGCTTTCAGGAATCCTGAGGATATGCGCCGCGCTGCTAGAATTCTTCACAGGTCCCTCAACAATATTCTTGACTATCAGGATTTCTTATCCATCCAATCCAAGTTATCTAATGATGAGATTAGACCAATTGGCATCGGCGTTACTAATCTTGCCTACTGGCATGCGAAGCGCGGGTTCAAATATGGGGACCGTGATTCGTTACGTGAAGTCAAATCGTGGATGGAGCATCAGGCATATTATCTTACCGAAGCCAGTGTTGAACTAGCCAAAGAACGTGGACGTTGTTTACACAGCGATCAAACACGTTACGGCAAGGGCATCTTCCCTTGGGAACTACGTGCTAAAGGTGTTAATGAACTCGCAGACTTCACACCAGAACTAGATTGGGAAACTCTACGTGCTAATATGAGAGCATATGGTGTACGTAATGCTACACAAATGGCTGTAGCTCCTGTAGAATCTAGTAGCGTTGTCATTAACAGTACCAACGGTATTGAAATGCCAATGCAACTGATTTCAGTTAAAGAATCAAAAGCTGGTAGTCTAGTACAGGTTGTGCCAGAATATCAGAAGTTGAAAAACAAATATCAACTAATGTGGGATCAAACAGACTGTGATGGATACCTCAAGACTGCTGCCGTTATTGCAGCATATACTGATCAAAGTATTAGTACCAATACTTTTTATAATCCTGCTAATTTCCCAGACCGTAAGGTTCCTACTACGCTGATTGCCAAGAACTTGATGCAAGCGCATATGTGGGGCCTGAAAACATTCTACTATAGCCTGATTAACAAGCAAGGTGCTAAAGCAGCACCCGAAGACAGACCCGGTGTAGTAGAAGAACAAAAATTGTGGAATGCAATCAAAGCACCAGTTGCACAACAATATGACGACCTTGAAGATGACTGCGAATCGTGCAAGTTGTAGCCTGTAAACTATAAGTTTTTGTAAACTATAATAAATAATAGTATGAACTATCAAAGGATTTACGATGCTATTATTGAAAGAGGCAAAAATAGAACACTTACAGGATACCAAGAATCTCATCATATTGTTCCAAGATGTTTAAATGGAACTGATGATAAAGATAACTTGGTATCTCTTACACCTGAAGAACATTATCTGTGTCATCTGTTATTAGTTAAAATATATCCAAATAATATTAAGTTAGTTAAAGCCGCTATGTTTATGGTATCATCAAACAATAATGTAAAAAGAAATAATAAGGCATACGGTTGGCTTAAACGACAATATTCAGATTATATGCGTGGACCAAATAACCCACAAAAGTTAAATCCACGTAAAGGCGAAAGACACCATACATATAATCGTAAGATTGAATTTAACTTTACTGATGACGGTCGAAAAGTGTTATCCGATAAGATGACTGGTAATAAAAATCCTTGTGCCGGTGTTAAGCCTTGGAACCATCCAAGAGCTACAGATTATTCAAAATCAGTTTGGAAGAAAGCTGATGTAATATATCAAACTTGGATAGATAATAACAAACCATCGTACTGTAAGTTATATACATTACTGAACGAAAAATGTTATACTAACGAAAGCAAGGTAATAGGCCCTTATATGAATATGATAAAATATTTTAGAGATGGTTGGGTTCCTACACAAGATACAGAATGGACAAAATATAAATGAGCAAACAACAATATAATCTCTCAACTAAAACAGACTATCTCAGTCGCAAGATGTTTCTTGACGAAGCAGGTCCTGTAACTATCCAACGCTTCGAAGAAGTCAAGTATCCCAAGATTGCTAACTTTGAAACCACAGCACGTGGCTTCTTTTGGGTACCGGAAGAAGTATCATTGACCAAAGACGCAGCAGACTTTAAAGATGCTAGTGAAGCAGTCAAGCATATCTTTACTAGCAACCTGCTACGCCAAACAGCATTGGACAGTTTGCAAGGTCGTGGCCCAAGTCAAGTGTTTGCTCCTGTGATCAGCTTGCCTGAACTTGAAGCACTTGTCTATAACTGGACATTCTTTGAAACAAACATCCATAGTCGTAGTTATTCACACATCATTCGTAACATCTATAACGTGCCCAAAGAAGTGTTCAACACAATTCACGATACGCAAGAGATTGTTGAAATGGCAAGTAGTGTAGGTGATTATTATGATGCTCTGCACGTTATCAACTGCCGCAAAGAACTCGGCGAAACGGTGACTGAAAAAGAACATATTAAGGCGATTTGGATGGCATTACACGCCAGTTATGCACTCGAAGCCTTCCGTTTTATGGTGAGCTTTGCTACATCACTGGCAATGGTAGAAAACCGTATCTTTATGGGTAATGGCAACATCATCAGTTTGATTCTACAAGATGAGTTGTTGCACAAAGGTTGGACAGCATACTTGATTAACCAAGTAGTTAAAGAAGATCCACGCTTTGCTGCCATCAAAGCAGAATGCGAACAAGAAGTATATGCTCTGTATATGGACGTGATTCGTGAAGAAAAGGCTTGGGCACATTACTTGTTCAAGAAAGGTCCAGTGATTGGTCTTAACGCAAACATCTTGTGTGACTTTATGGACTACACAGCACGTGGTGCATTGTTGGACATTGGTATCAAGTATCAGGCAACAGCACCCAAGACAACACCTATTCCATGGTTCAACAAACACACAGACACTAGCAAGAAACAAACAGCCTTGCAAGAATCTGAATCAACTAGCTATGTCATCGGTGTTATGAGTGATGCACTTGACTATGACGAGTTGCCCGACCTATGAGAAATCTATTAAACTTAATGGAAGATGAACTAAACGATGCCTGGTTCAAAGATGGATTTGAAACATACAAAAAGCCAGCACAGGAACGTTATGAGATTGCACAACAAGACGGGACTATTCAAACTCTGGAAGGTCCTGTAAAGTATAAAGCTGGCTACTACATTCTGACTGGTCCAAAAGGTGAGCGCTATCCCGTACCCCCAGAAAAGTTTGCCGAACTCAAAGACGATCAAGGCAACGGTGTTTGCACACCCAAGAAGATCATGAAGATGGCCAAACTTGCTGACCATGATGGTAGTGTAAAAACAAGTTGGGGCGAAACTCTAAACTACACCAAGGGCAACGACTATATAGTTAGACACGGCGCTGGTGATTACGGTGTGGTCAAGGCAGACATTTTTAAACAAACATACGCAGTATAAGGAGAACTAGATGAAAGCAGTAGTATGGAGTAAGTATCATTGCCCATTTTGCGATCAGGCAAAGGCATTGTTGAAAGCAAAAGGCATTGAATTTGAAGAAAAGAAAATTGGTGACGGTTACACAAAAGAGGAATTGTTAGAAGCAGTTCCTACAGCACGTACAGTTCCACAAGTATTCCTAGACGATCAATTGATCGGTGGATTCACAGAACTTAAAAAATACTTTGAAAGCGAAAATGTTAATCAATAAATCAAGCAAAATTGAAGCTGGTGACCTAGTCACATTCAAACTCGTAAACGGCGATGAAATCGTTGGCACAGTAGATGACCTAGATGGCACTGACTATCTAGTGTCGAATCCAATGACCGTGGTGCCAAGTCAAAAAGGCGTGGGCTTGTTCCCAAGTCTGATGACCGGCAAAGACACGAGTGTAGTCAGACTTAAAGCACAGCACGTTATGATGGCAGCAATAACCACAGACGAACTCAAGCCACACTACACACAAATGACCACTGGCATTGTCACGGCACCTGCAGGGATCATCAAGTAATGGCAAATGCTGCTCGTAAAGGTGACATAGACAATTTTGGGCATAGCATCACCGCCGCTGTGTCTGATACTGTCAAGATCGATGGTCAATTCGTTGCCACTAAGGGCAGCACGATGGATGACGGTGTTGCCATCGTCAGTGATACCATAGCCACAGTTAGATTCAATGGACAGCCCGCAGCAGTTGTGGGTAGTACTACAGAAAAACACACAAAAGATCCAGGTAAAAATAGTCCCGGCACCATTAAAGTAGGTGCTGGGGATGTTAATATTAGCGGATAAATACTAATATTAGGAATTTTTAATGGCTATTACACCAACAGTTATGATTGCCGCTCAGGGTATGTTGAGCGGTGGAGGTGTCGGAGTTAACCCCGATATGACTGCTCAAATCACGGGAGCGTCATCCAACTCTATCACTACTCTGATTGCAACACTTCAAGCAAACGTCGCCAATGTGGCTGGATTGGGTACTACACTGAGTAGTCTACCCAGTGCATTTACCACAGTGGCCTCAGCAGGTCAGGCAGCTGCCACTCAGGCAGCACAAATGGTACCAGATGTTAAGACCTTCATCAGTCTACAAAGTGCAAGCACAGCTTTTGGCAGTGCTAGTGCTGAATATGGCGCAGCATTGTCTCAGTTTGGTTCTAAGAGTTTTGGTGATTTAGGCATTGGTGTGGGCAGTTTTGCAGACGCTAATAGTGGGGGTTTAACCAGTCTTGTTCCTGGATTGGGTGCATTGGCTGCAAAAGCCAAGAGTGATGCATTTGGTAGTATCGGTGCAAGTCTAGACCCCACAGCATTGCTCAAAGGGCAAGCAAGCATAGCTGGATCATCTTTAAAAGATGGTATGACTCAAGTTAGTACTGGATTAAAGAACTTTGGTTCATTGATGGACTTTAGTAATCCGCAATCATTGACTCCCAGAGGACTGTATCTTAGTCTGAAAAAACAGGGACTAACAACCAGTAACGGTATTGATGACGCCATAGCCAACTTGGGTGAGACTAGTGCAACAATTACTGATGGTCCGTTAACGTTTATTTTCAGTGGTATAACGGGCGATGACTTACAAAAGATTATTTCACAAACTGGGGCAAAGCCTGTTGGCAATCCTCAGACACTGAACGATCTACTAGACCCAACTATTATGATGCCGCCAGGCGCAAGTACAGCCTTGGGAATTGCACCCGGAGCTAGTGCTGACGGTTTAAAAAGTTTGGGTAACACACTGACAAACATTGGTGTTCCATTAGACAATATGAGCGCAGCAAATTTGTTGGGCAGTGTTCAGACCAAAGTTGGGCCTTATCTGTCTCAGTTAAAGAGTTTAGTACCACAAAGCGTCAGCAGTGCATTGATGCCAATGTTGGGCAGTGGCTCTAGTCCATTCGGAACTCCCAGTATGTCAGATATGTTGGGCAGTTTGGCTGGCAAGCACACAGCAGATTTTGCTAGTGCTGGCAATCAACTTAGTAGTATTACAGGCAGCACACAAGGGCAAAGTCTGACTAGTGCCATGCAAGCATTACAAACTGCTATCTTACAGGGCAGTGGCCTAAGTGCGGCGCTAACTGCACTACAATCAGCCGCTGCTGCTTTCAATAGTTCAGTTGCTGGTAACCCTAACTTGCAAAGTGCCATCAACAGTATCAACACTTCAATGAGCAACGTGACCAGTCATCTTGCGCTAGAGAACAGCAACTTGTCATTGGCTGGATTGAACTTATCTAGTCCACCAACAAGCCCAGGCGGATCGGGACAGATACTTGCTTTTGCAAGCAAATTGCACAGTTTCGGGGTAGATAAGCTACAGTTAGGGCATAATGATTTATTCAATGGTGCAGCCACAGATGATTTAACCGGAGACGCTATCAAGGCATCACTACTTGAGGGCAAGAATGTTGCACAAATGGCATCAGTGGGTAAAACTCCACCGACTGTCAGCAACACTACACAGGCACTGTCTGCCGCAAATGCTTCAAACATTGACAGTTATATACAAGCATATCAAACAGCCAAGAGTGCTCTTAAAAATGCTCAGGCGGTAAGAGCCACTGCTAAACAATCACTACTAGACTCTGCTGATCAAGCAGCACTGGCGGCAAACAAGGCAAACTATCAAACAGCCATTGCCAACGAAAATTCAGCCAGCAGTGCAGCCGATGCAGCTAGAGATAAAATGTTACAAGCAGCCGCATCAGCGCCGTCTAGTAGCGGTGCTTTGGACAAGGCACAAGCGGCAATTGAAGCATAATATGCGTATATATTCGTCATTAACTGCGTACTTAACTAGTTATAGATAGATATAACTCTGGATTTCAAACATTATATAAAATATGCGCTTTGAAAGAAGCGCATTTTCTTTCTGAGGAGGACGAAAAATGAACAAGATTTTTACAATCTTATTCGCAATAATCGCCCTGGCAGTATTGGCACCCTGTCATGCGAAAGAGGTCGGCAAACAATCAGACCTCGACTGTCTAGCGAAAAACATATACTATGAAGCCGCTAGCGAACCAACAGAAGGCAAAGTTGCAGTAGGCCTTGTTACTATAAACAGAAGCAACAGTGGAACTTTCCCCACAACCATTTGCGGCGTTGTTAATCAGCGCACAAATTTCAGTGTACCAAAAAAGGTCACTAAAACACACACCATCACTGAAGGTGTGATCTTCAAAAAGACTCGTCAAGTCCGAGAAACCATGACCGTATGGGTAAACCACAGTGTTTGCCAGTTTAGTTGGAGATGTGAAAATGCTCATAAAATTCGCTCAACAGATACTCGTTGGGATGATAGTCTGGACGTTGCCCGAGAACTACTCGCAGGAGGCTACGAAGAATACCGTGACAAATATCGGGACGCTTTGTATTTTCACGAGCGCCATATTCACCCAGCTTGGGCTAAACAAAAGTCAAAAATAGACCGAGTGGGTGGTCATATATTCTATGCAGAAAAAGTTCAGGAGTTGACATTCGCACAGCGTGAGTTATAATTGTTAAATACAATATAACAACGGAGTCGAATATGTCACACGAACGAGTAACAGAGGAGTTGTTGGCAGCAGATGGTCTTGCTGACGATGACCTAGAGAATGATGATTATTGCTTTATATTCGACAAGGACGGTAAATTAAAAGGGGCCATTTTGCCAGAAGTGATCCCTTTCAAAGCTCCAAAGAATATTGCCAAGATTCTAAAGATACTGGGTGTACACGATATCAGTATGCTGGATCAAGAACAGCAACTACATTAAGACTTTGACTAAATAAGTGAAATAAGGAATTTTTCACTTATGGCATCTCCACAAGTTATCGTAGCGACCACAACAAGCAGTCAGACTTCTGCGGTCGCCAGCACAAAAGTGCGTGTTACTGCAAACGCAGAAGTTCGTTTTACTGTTGGCTCTAACCCAACAGTGACTACTGGCAATGGCGAAGTAATCGCAGCAAACACAACTCGTTATATCAATATGCAGGGCTTGAACAACAAGTTGGCATTTATCACTACCACTGGTGTAGCTGGGGTCAGTGTTCAGCAAATCGGCACAGTTTACGCATCAAGTATTCCTGGTGCTACTTATATCCAAAGTTAAGGAGTAGCATAAATGAACATCGCAGAAATACTACGCGGCCTAGCAGACAAAATTGACGGCATTGAAAGTCAAGTACCACACCAAGACCAAAGCGCACAACTACATCAAGTTGACGCTGCCAATGGCGAACACCCAGATGTCAATGTTGACAGCATGGTCAGTCCCTTACAACAAAAACTAGAGTTGATCAAAAAAGTTGCCGGCGTTGACAATGCTTTTAGCAACGGCGAGCTAGACACACATGCTGATCATGATCATACAGGTGCTTGCGCCGATTGCGGTTGCGACCCTTGTGCTTGTGATGGAGAAGAAGATCCCCTAGACACCATGAAACATCTAGCAGGACTTGCCCCAGCAGCCACACTGGTAATAGCCGACGAAGACGAACCTTTTGAAGGGTAAGTCTTAGATGTCAATCCAAAAATTATTTACTA